TCAAAGTCCTGTGCCATCAACTGTTGTTGCCCACTGGCAATCATGTATGGGTAGGCTTTGACAGGAGAGTTTTTAATAACTTGCGCCAACAAGTTAAACTCGATTCGCTGGCTGTAGTGCATGCGCTTGTGAATAGAACTCATCACACGGCTACCCTTCTCAAGAAGAGCAATCGTGGTNCCTACNGGNGCTTGTTGGTTACCATCACCAACCTGCATATCACCAACAGAAGCAAACCTGCGACCAGCNTCAACCAACATACCCAGTAGCTGTAGTAGCGTCTGGCTTGGCTCTTTGAATGGCAATGGCATCAACGCATCACGCAGTGACCCGCCAGGTGCATCCATATCTCTAAACTCACCAGGCTGTAACGGTACATCGTTATCACGAATCCGTATGCCTCTGGCCTTAAAGCCTGCAGGTAAGTTAGCCAGCGTGCCTGCATCGATTAACTGACGCAGAATAGAAGTAGAAGCTTGTGACAACCCACCAATCATATGGGTCAAACCAAAGCCGTAGAAACCTACGCCTGGTAAGAACTTGTAATGCACAAAGTAATCGATGCGCTTACGCATCATGTCGGCTTGGTTATAATTCCTGCGAATAGACAAAACAGTAGAGTGCTTAGGCGAAAGAGTGACAATGTAAGGAAGCTTAATGCCTGTCTCTTCACCTTGAGCATTCAGGTCTTCATAGCCTGCAATGTCCATCTCAATGTGCATCTCAAACAACTCACACTCGTAGTCGCTTGAACTGCCAGAAGGCTTAACGCCCTGCAACTCATCGATCTCTTCCTCTACTTCATCTGAAGAACCATATGAGCCACTGTCATCGCTCATGCCCTTCTTGGTCTTTCTGTAAAAGCCAGACTCTTGAAGCTTGCGTACATCGTTCATCGACATGTCAATTACATGCGTGATACGAACTGCGCTGTCTAAACTGGTCGTACCATAAGGCACAATCAACTTCTCAGATGGGATAAAGCGCGAGACAGGACGGCCTAGCGCAGGGTCAAAGTGAACCTTACGGAACGCACTGCCAGACAAGGGTAAATAGAAAAGCATCTGGTCAGTCTCAGGATCGTATTCCTTCATCTCCTGAGTGATCATGTAGTTCATGTACTCTTGCACACGAGCAGCCTGCAGATCAGTCTGAGGCGTACCCATACCAATAACCGTAGTCTTAACAGGACCGCCAGACGGTAACATCTCTTTGTAAGCTTGGGCTTGGAACTGTGTGACAGACTCAGCAAGAAGGGGGTGTACAACACCAGAAGCGCCATCAAATGGCTCAGTACGGTTTTCAAACTTCATGCCAAGGAACTTCAATCCCTCAGTGTACTGGTCCATCCACTCTTTACGAGAAGACTTATCGTCCTCAATTGCGCTCATACAGTCGCTGTAGATTTCTCCAAGCTCCTGCTTATCAAGTTCATCAGCAAGGTTTGCAGTAAATGGAAGCGGCATATCTTCACCAAGATCATCCTCGCCAAAGACCATAGTGCCGTCTTCTAGAATTGACTCATCGCCATCCTCTATGCCGTCAAACAATGATGGGATTAAATCATCTTCAGACTCGTCTGATATAAGGATTTCTTTTGAGTTGTCTTCAATATCCAACTCATCGATGTCTATGTCATCTACGCCACGTTCAATTGCCATAACTTACTCTTCTGCGTACAGATTATTAAATATGCGATTAACATCCAAAGTGTAATCTAAATCAGACTTGCTGTAATGAACATGCTGAGATGGCTTAAAGTCAGGTGCGCCTTCTCCTGTCTCAAACCAAGCTGGATGTGTAACCCTTACCCTGTTATTTGGCAACGCTACTATATTTCCAGTCCACTCGCCAGCATCAAGTAACTCCATCACATGCGACTGCTTGTGCTGTGCAGGATCATCCGCAATCTCATTGTCGGTGTAATCTACCGTGAACATATACTTGGCAGGGTAGAAGTTACCATCAATCTTCGCCAGCCATGGACATGGCGTTGCTCGATCTAGAACATAAACAGAATGAGTGCGAGAAGAACAATCCCAAGGCTGGGCATCATGTACCGCCATAGGCTCTGGCCATTCCTCAAACGGTGTGTCCGCGACAAGAGCGGTGATAGGCATTCGCGCCCACATCGCACCGCCGTGGATATTTGGTTCGTTCTCATCGTCATCCGATTCACACCCAGTGAAGATAACCTGAAAACTCAGACACCTGGTAGGCATTGTAGTGACAGCAATGACCATGGCGTGTAGAAACTCTCCATGGTATCGCTCGTGATTGGTTGTGTATTCCCTTCTTATCCAACACTTAAAGTGCGGGATGTTGCTTTGAAGGTAAGGCATTTTATTTTATCCCCACTTAGATTCCCATTTAGTGACCATGCCACCTTTTTTAAACCCCTTGACTGCAGCACCAGAGCGGCGTTTAACAGCGGCAGGGGAGTTTAGCATACCGCCATTGGCCTTGTTAACTGGAAGACCAAGACGCTTTTTGACAGCGTCAGATTGGCCAGCAGACTTGGCAAGTTCATGCGCCGTGTAAAGACCACCACCAACAGCGCCAGTCCCAGCAATAACGCGGTTACGAGTTTTGCGTGCAGCAGTAGCAGCCTTCTCCTTTTCAGCAATAGACGGACCCTTCTGATCCTTCATGTACTTGGGCGTAGGCTGGTTCTTAGACGCATCTTGCGCCTTCTTAACCGCAGTCTTGCCGTACTTCTTAATCGCAGCCTCAACACCTTTCTTGGCGATGAGCGTGATTATAGGGAAAAGCGCAGGAGCAGGCATTAGCGCATCTCCTTGCCAAATCCACGCTTGGCAGCGCCTACACCACGGGGTTTAGACTGTTTACGCACAGCGCCACCTTTGGCATATCCTTTTTTCATCATGCCGCCACCAGCTTTCTTTTCAGGCTCTTTATTATTTTTCGCTTTTTGAGCGCGTTCATAATCAATACGCCTTTGGGTAGCTGCAAGCAAAGGCCTTGCGGATAACTCTTTCACTTTAGGTTTTTTGTTTTTTAATTCTTTTTTCTTTTTATCTGCTTTAGAGGTAGCCAAGCCAACCGCTGCTATAGTAGTTCCAGCAGCAGCCATTTCCGCTTTGCTTTTATTAGATAACTTGTTTATTGGTTTATCAGTTGCCTCTTTGACAGCCTTCTTGCCAAACTTTTTAATTGCAGCCTTTATTCCTTCTTTAGCGATCAAAGCCGCTATAATTGCTGGTGCCGCCATTATCTCATCGCCTTGCCGAAGCCACGCTTCGCTACACCTACGCCACGAGGCTTAGTGGGTTTGCGTGATGCACCGCCCTTGGATGCCATCTTGGATCGTACAGCACCACCTTTGGCGTAACCCTTTTTGGTCATGCCGCCCTTAGCGTAGCCTTTCTTCTTCATAGCCCCGCCTTTGGATGCCATCTTGGACTTCATCATGCCGCCCATGTTGCGCTTTGTAGGAGCCAAATCATTAGCGCCCTTACCGTCAGCAGCAAATGCTGGTACAGACTTGCCGTTAACCTTAGTCATAGCAAGACCGCCGTTAGCGTAACCCTTCTTCTTCATGCCGCCTCTAGCGCCACCCTTAGATGCCATTTTGGATCGCATCATACCGCCTCCCATCTTCTTAACAGGTTTATCTTCTTTCTTCTTGCGAGACTTACCAGGCAAGAAATCAATCGCGCCACGAGCGCCGCCAAACTTACCATCATCACCTAGCAAGAACCTGCGTAGACCGCCGACCTTCTTGGGTGCCTTGGTGGTGGTGGTGGTGGACTTTGATGCAGAAGCTGCTGTAGGGCGCTTATTGCTGGCCCTCCACTTCTTCATGTACTGCGCTTGAGTAAGCCCAGTCTTTTTCAACTGCGTGTCAGTTACGTTGGCTTTGTTGCCACGAATCACAAACTTGTCACCAACACCAAACTTTTCAGTTTTAGCGGTGCTTTTAGAATCGGCTTTAGCAGCAGGCTTGGCTGCAGCTTTGGCTTTGGGCTTTGCAGCAACACCAGAATCTCTGGTCATAATCCCTGGAGCAGTGCCGCCTTGAGACTTAGCCTTCTTCTTAGCGTTCAAAGGACTGCTCTTCATAGCCCTAACTTCAGCCTCAGTCATTCTCTTGGTGAACGGCTTTTTCTTCGCTGGAGGTAAAGAAGGAACATTGGCGAAATCCTCTGGGGACATGGCGATAACTTTGTTAGCCTTAGCTCTTCTTGCCGCATCAGAAAGTCTTGCACGCTTACCAGACTCACCAGTAAAGTCAGCAACAGCCTTTTGTGTGTCTTTGGCCCTAAGCTCTTTTTGCAACTTTGAAATGTTAGCGTCAGCGCCTTTTTGAAGCTTGTCTATTTTTCTTTTCTTTTCAGATTGCCTTGCAGCAGCAACACGCGCCTTAGTCTCAGCGTCACGCTTCTTGCCGCGTTCAGCTATAAGCCTTTCACCAGCGCGAGTACGACCCGTCTTAAGATCAGAAACCCGCTTATCCTCTCTAGCCTCTCGCCCAGAAGGGGTAGTGGTGACCGTGTCAAACAACGTGCGAAGCGCGCCCTTATCTTTAAGCGACCTTATGATCCTTTCTTGAGGATCTTGTCTGCGAATGCTTCGGTCAAATTCTTTGTTTCGCTTATTAGCCTCTTTAGCTTTAGCTCTGGCTCTAGCACTGTCAATTTCGCTTCTAGTTGCCATGGGGGAGATCTCCTTTACGCCAAACTGATCAGTGAACGGCGTTGATTAATAATATGATATCTTTTGTCGGTAAACTTCCTCTTCTTCCTCGTCAGAATAAAGATTAATAAAGTTACCCTGCCTAAATCTTAATATGGCCTGTGTCGTAGTATCCACATAGTCATCGTTCTGTGCAAACGGAAATGCAGCGCACTCCTCAATCACCTCATCAGCAAATCCCTGATCAGGCGCATACACCATCCCAGCCTCAAACACAGGACTCACAGAGTGAACCCGCGTCATCTTGTCATTACCACGAGAAGGCCGATAGTTCACCACAGGTATCCCCATAGCACGAAGCTCATGCGTCAGCGGCGTACCACTCGCCTGCGCCTCAATCAAAACCATATCAGGCTCATACTCAGCATACTGCTCCTG